CGCCATAGTTGGTGCGAAAACCACCAGCACCCGCACCGCCACCGCCGGGCTCATTACCGCCACCGCCGCCACCGCCGCCTGCAACAATTAAATATGCAACATCAACTGTTGGTGGTTTAGATGGTTGTGTTAATATCCCTAAAATATTCATTTGTTATTCAGCAACCCTGCCAACCACATACCAAGAATCTGTACTAACTTTAATACAAGATACCGCACCAAATGTTTTTGTAATTGTTGGATTAGTTGAAACTGTACCTGTTGATGCCAAAGTAACGCCCGATCCTTGAACAATAGACACAGTGCCGCCTGAGCCAATTTTAATGACATTAATTACTGATCCGGTTGTAATTGCCACATCTGTAAAGGCTGGCACTGTAATTATAGTAGTACCAGTGTTTGAGTAGGTAATAAGTTTATTATCGGCATCAGTAACCACCAATGTATCTGATGTCGCGGTAACTGCCCTAACAGTTAAGTTGGCTATGCTGTTCATTTGAGCCGCCGTCAATACCTGACCAACTGAAAAAGTTGCCATCACACTCCCCTAATAAGCCAAAGAATCTTCATTTAAAATTCCATCAACGGTAGAGTCTAGCAAAAATCCTGACGCAAAAGGCTGGGCGCATGTAAATGTTACTTGAAAAGATTTTGGCGTTATTTGATAGGTAAGGCCAGCAATAACGCTATCTGTAACCACATTCCCAGCCGGTAGGGTTTGAGTAACCTCAATTGGGTCAAACATGTCCAAATTTAATGCCGCTATAACCCGACTAGGGTCATCCTCACCAAAAGCATCAACGGTTAATGAATTTAATTGTATATTTACACCCTGTTCTTTTCGGGAAGCAATAATCATTTTTGCCTGATTTAATGCATCCACATCAGTTTGCATAATGCCATTTCTGACCCGGCTATGTTGAAAGTAATCATTTATACTTGCAGAATCGCTAGCGGTTTGACCGCTTAACCCAATTGGCGTAACAGTTACTTTATTAATCATTTGATAATCTGAAATATCAAACTCAACCGCCTGATATGTAATATCGCCCGATCCTGGTACATCACTAAATGATGTAACCGCACCCCCCGAAGCAACCATAATGTCATTGCGGGATAAAAATGTTGCATATCCGCGTTCATCCATATAGAACGCGCCCAGGTCTGTGGCTTCTACAACCTGGCAGGCTGACAATAATGATCTTGATAATCCATCATCTGCCTGCACGGTAGTAGTTGCTGTGGTTGATATATCACGCATACCACCTGGCCATTCACCGGAATCTAATAAACTTGTAATTCTTTGAGCAGTAGTTTGACCGGCTGTACCGCCGCTTACTGATGTAATAGTTGTAAGATTTAATAATTGGAAACCATCTACACAGGCTAAAGTAACATATGCTGGATCAAATCCAGTAGGGCTTTGATAATTCCATTCTTGAATATAAAAAGAACCTAAGTTATATGTAACCCCTAAATATTCTGCCGTAAAGCGAATCTTACGCATTGGTTTTATTTTGCCATATAAACTTGATCCGGTATTGGCTGGATTAAACTCACCTGTTTCATCAACAAAAACTATACGCGCTGTGCCGCCTGTAAATGAATCTGATGATCTATTAAATGCACGGCGTATGTAACATTGCGTGACAAAATTTGTAATATCAACTACATCTGCGGCGGCTGTGCCTAAAACAGAAAAATCTAATGGTGTTGCCGCATCATCCAATACAAGGCTGGGATCAAAACTCGCACCGCCCGAAAAATCAATTTCTGCCCTAAATGTTGCTGCTGGCATTATCTACCTAAATTTGTTAATTGAGTTACCGCACCTGCTCTGTTTAAATTATATAAAGCATCTTGAATTACTGATTGCAATTCACCTTCTGATATAACTGAGCCAGCCACATTAACATTTACAGTAGTGCCAAATGAACCCATTCTATCTAATGGAATAACGGCCTCTGCACCGGCTTCACCAATCAATGCATTTGTTGGTCTTGTAACAATTCCACCCTCTGCTAACGGCACGCGGCGTAAACCTGTAAGCGGATCAATATCCGGATTTGCTGCAAAATAAGCATCTGCCTGGGCTTGTAATCTAATAGATGAAGCCGCCAAACCTGATGCTGCCCCCTTTTCAATGCCCCTTGAAATAAATTCTTTTTCTAGGCTTTTTTTAATTTGATCATATTTATCAGGTGAAACACTAGGTGGTTGCGTTGGTGGTTGCGTTGGTAATCCAGGTGTTGTAACTTGACTTAACAATGCCAACATTTTTCTTATTTCATCATTTGCAGAAAACAATTTAAGTATGTACATTTCAACGCCTGTTGTGGTCATACCCCATTTTTTGGCAAGTTCATCTATTTCACCTGTTGTAATTTTGCCATCTTCAATTACTTTTAAAACATCAGCGTATTTTTGCGCTTGATTAACTGCGGCTTCTGTACCTTCTGCAAGTTTTTGCAATATCTTTACACGCGCTTCATCCTCGGCAGATAATTTACGGCTCAAAGCAACTTGCAAATTGATTGCATCAAGATCAAACATGGCTTGCAATTCGGCTTTCTTTTTATCTAAAGCCTGTTGCGATAATTTTTCTTTGGTTATTTGTTTTTGTTTGTTTAGGGCATCAGCCGCCATTTTGTCTAATCGTGCTTGTAATTTTGCTAATTTTTCGGCTAGGGCTTTTTGTTCGGCTGTTTGCTCAACAGTATTTTTCATGTTTTCACTAATGGTTTTGCCTTCTTCGGCTAAACCTCTAAAACCTTCAATCCACCCGCCAACCACAGGAATACTTTTGGCTTGAAATAAAAATCTTAGAAAAGCATTACCTTCAATTTTTTTAGATAACCCATCAAATGCGCCAGTAATTTTTGATATTTTATCGGCCAATGCAACTACAATGTAACCACCATTTAATCCTAATGATTCAAGTTTTGCGCCAAAATAATCAGAAGCATTACCACCATCAATAAGAATTTGACTTGCAAGTATAAAACCTTCACCTAAACTTGTTTGTGCCGCACCAGCACTAATCTTTAAATTATCTAATTGACCACCAAATGTTTCAGCCGCTCTTTTAGCCGAGCCACCAAATTTTAAAGTTAAATAATCTGTAATTTCTGCCAATCCTATTTCTTTGGCAGTTACCGCATCAAATCCTAAACCTAGTGCGCCCAATGCTTTAAAATTGCCCCGACTTGCTTTACCTAACGCATCTGATACCTGGTTTAAATCAAGACCTGCGGCTACGCTAGTATCTAAAGCAATAGTAAATAAATCTTGTGCTTTAGTTAAATCAGCAGTTTGTATAATTAATCCATTAATTGCGGGCGTTAATATATCTTTAGTGATGTTTGATGCTTTTTCTATATTACTTATAAAAGCATTTACACTAGGCAATTGGTCTAATTGATTTATTGATCTTAAAGATTGTTCAACTGATTTATCTAATCTTTCCTGGGCTAACGCCGCTTGTATAGAGTTTTTTGCAAATATGGCTAAGCCAGCCGCCGCCGCGATTGCACCGGCTTTGGCAAAAGATTTTAATTTAAAGGTGCTTGTTGCAACTACTTTATCAAAACCTTGTAATTCTTTAGTGGCGCGTTCTAATCCTTTTTTATCAAATTTGGTTAAGAAGTTAATCGCCACATATTGACTTAATGCCATGATTAACCCCTAAATTCTTTGCCTAGATATTTTTTAAGCACACCGTATAGATTATCATTTACTTGCCCGCCCAATTGTTGTGATGCGCGGTAAATCAATCTTTTTTCTTTATATGCGCTTGAATTAGCCGTACCATTCAGTTTGCCAATAAAAGATTCACTAGCGTTTGGGTTTCGGCTTACGCGCCTTGTTCGGCCTCTTGATCTTGATGAACCAAAGCCTGCCAATTCATAAATTATACCCGGTACTGATTTATTTATCACGGCTAAAGCGGTTACTGAAAATGTTGCGCCTTTTACTCTTTGTACCTTTGTTTTGGCACTACTTAATTTAATGCCAGCAACTACTTCTGATTGCGACCATTTCCAACGGCTTCTTTTATTTTCGCCAATTGTTCTACCCCTATGCGCTTTATCATTAGCCCATCCCCATGCCGGTGGATATGAAGGCTCAACATCTCGCCAGCCTGGAAATGGTGAATGTGGCACAAAACTTTGCGCTAATTTTGCAACTGGTCTTACCGATTTATTTAATTCTCTTTTAAATTCTTTTTGTAAATCGGCATCCATTTTTTTCATTTTATCCATTAAATTATCTAGGTTTTCAACATAGATTGCTTTTAATGCTCTATCCGGCAATATCATTATTTACGCCTAACTGTTGCCTTCTTATTGTTGTAATGCCGTTCTTGCAAAATGGCTTTTATAGCCGCATAAATCGCTGGATCAACTTCTAATAAATCTTTAGGGCTGATACCGGTTGCAACCGCCACAGATGCGACTTCATAAATTTGTCCGTGACGGTCTATCCATTTTTTGAATCATACAGTAAATCAATATCTGAATACTGATTAATGTACTCATCACCAAATAATAATTCAGTTTTACCGGCATCTTTTTCTAAACGCCAGGCAAACCACCACAGGTCTGATTCCATTTGTAGTTCCCCTAGACGCTTACGCCAGCCTGTTTTAAATTCGGCTTCAAATGCCACCTTTGCGGATGGCGTAAGATCATAGGTTAATTTCTTACCATCTTTTTTAACAATCTCAATTTTGTGCATTGTCCCACCTCTCCTTTATTACGCGCTTGTTGATTTTGTTAATGCAGTTACCGGAAGCGAAACGCTGACAGATGCTACGCTATCAATTGCACCGTTAATTGGTGTCCATGATGAAACTAAGCATGACATTGTATAACTTGGGTTTGTTGCTGAAACTGTACCTGCAACTGGTATCAATTTGATATTCAGTTTAGTACCTAATGCATCCTCAAATAATGAGTTTACTGATGCTGCCGCAAAATCATTGTACACTTCTAGTGATAGTGTAGGTCTTTCAACACCACCTATCATATTCTGTACATTATCTGACATGGCTGTAATTTCAACCTGGTCAATTTCGCGTGCAAGACTTACAGTGCTGACATGATCGCTGATAGTTGTAGTACCTACAATCACGGCAACTTTGTTACCCATAAATATGGCCATATTTTTCCTTTCGTTACTAACCTATCAACTCAACCGCATATTGATAACTTAGGTAGTCAATATTAGCGGAAGTAATTGTGCCAGGGCTTGCAGACACAACCCTGAGCGTTTGTACAGCACCGCTTAATGTTTTATCAGCCTCAATTGCGGTTTTAATTGAAGTTGAACCGGATGAAGCAAGTAGCCCATCCAATCTCTCTTGTCCATTTCTTTCACTCATTCTACCAACCACAACAATAATTTGGCAGGTTGCAGAATCAAATCCTCTATTTAATGTAAAATCATAATTCATACTTAATTGGCCAACAATTGCAAAAGCATTATTTGTTGGGATGTTTGTAGAATCCGGGACATAATCAAAAACACGCAAACCGGTTATTGCTTGCAATGCAGTTTTTAAATTATCTCTAACCGTGCTTGGGGTCATGCAATAACTTCTTTTTTGTATGCCCTAACCATTGCTGTTACATCTCTACCAATTGGTGACATTCTGACAACGCCCAAATCACCTAATCCTAATATTCCACCGGGCGCATCTTTACGCTTGTATAGATCGGCTGTAAGAATCAAACAAGCCATATTTATATCATCCGGCACTGACGGCCATCCCCATCTTGCAGTTACTTGTACGCCTGGGCGCAAACCATTTTGGGTCAGCCCTGGAAATATTGGCCAGGTTTCGGTATTAGATACCATTGTTAATTGAGTAAAAGGCCGGCCTAAAGATGCTGCGGTTAATGGGTCTAAAATATAATCTTGATTTAAAGTTAAAGTTTTTGTATAAGTACCATTGCCATTTATATCTAAGGCAACAGACAAATTAGATGTAGTACCAATATCATCAACATAAACAAAAATATCTGAGTACGCACGGTAAAGCCGTGCGGATGCGGTGGCATCTAAATAAAATCTACGGTTAGCCATTCGGTCAATTGACCTTGATGCTGATTCAATCAAATCTTCTAACAGGTCATTGTCAGTATTATCTGATATAGACATGTAATTTTTAATTTGAGTTAATGTTGCATATCCATTTGTTATAGCCATGATCGGTATCCAAATCCTGTACTGCCCTGGGACATTAGACAAACTCCA